CAAGGCGCTATACAGACCAGAAACATCAGGCTCTACAGCGGGATTTGGATTATCAATCATCTCGGCAACTTTGAGATGAGATGGCTTATTCATGTCAAGTCTGAGAGGGACGTTATCAAGAATCTCACGAATCTCTTGCGGATGTCGCTTAAAAGGCTTGTCCCAATCCAACATCTTCACGATCTGCTCGTCAGGCAGGTCAACCTTGTAGAGCGATCCCTTCTGCGGAATCTTGGCGATCTGATCGATCAACTTCGCCGCATTCGGGTAGCTCTTCCGAAGCTCTTCAGGGGTGCTATGCATCATGGCTGACTCAAGAACTTCCATGCTGTCGTAGTCGCCTCTTGCCTCCGCTCTGTTATACATCGACAGCAGCTTCGACTCATACTTCTCATCACGCGGCGTGTATCTCTTCGCAACATTGGGAGACTCGGCAAGGTAATGACCTATGCCATACATCTGCGCACCCTCGCCTGTTCCAATCCTTTTCGGATCGAACTCACCCAACGGATTCTTGGCGGTCGGCGGGAAACGGTGCGGGCTTCCATGCCATGCATCCATCGGCAGCGCCATGCCTGTGCGCATCATGTATTGCAAGGCAAGCTCTCCAGCCTTCGGGGCGATTGCTTTGCCTGCGGCTTTAGCGGCCTTTAATGTGCCGGGGATTCCGGGTATAGCTGTAGCGGCTCCCAATCCACCATACAGCGCCGCCTCACCATAGTTTCCTTTGGATAGCGCCTCCTTTACATTCGGGGCGATCTCTTCAACAGCCATGCCGGTGCCGAGGAATGGCACGAAATCAGCAGCACTTAGCATCGCGCCCTCACGCCCACCGGTCAACAGATCGGCAATAGCTCTAGCCCTTGGCGCAGGCGATACCTTTCTTAGCGCCCTCTCAGCGGACTCACCAAGACGCTGACGGGTTGTCGGCTCATATGCCTTCATCTCTGCTGGCGGCTGCTCTTCAGGAAGAGTTTCAGCGTCGAGCCAATCAACGTCCCTACTGTATTTCGAAGTCCTTCTGCTTCTGCGCAGCATGGCTTCGTTCGAAGTCGCCGCACCACCTTCAGCCTTACGGACTGCCCCACCATTCTTAAAAGGGAAGTCTTTATCGCTTCCGTAGCGCGGCTTCTTCGCCAACACTAGCGGGCCGATCTGAATGACCTCATCAGCGCCGATAATCGGAGCCATCGTCTCTCGATCATAGAAATATCCATGACGCTCCGGATCGTAGCCAACCTGCCGCCAGTCCTTGTGCTTCAGATATTCCTGCGCAGTCTTTACGGTTGACTCTTCATCAAGCGGGTTCCACTCACCACGGATTACTGCGAACGGAGCCTTCGGAGTGTCGCCAGTTGCAACCTTCAGAGCCTTGTCGGCTGAAGGAATCATTTCGGCATTCTTGACGGCAGATGTCGAGCTATAGACGGTCGGCGCATCCTTCCGGTGGATTGAGTTCACCCACACGCCATGCTGGCTGTATGACGGGATGTCCAAGCGAAGATCAGCCCGCTCGCCGGTCCTGATATCAACAGACTTCCCGAACTGCCCCTTCTTGTTGGAAGTCAACGCAGCAATAGCCTCTTCTGCGGTCGCAGGCTTCGGAACAAAATCGTATGGCGTGACGGGCTTCACACGGTTCACAAGCTCCGCATACTGCTCTCGCGTAAGCTTGCCTTCCCTCAACAGATTCGCAGCCTCAGTCAACGCAGGCATGCGCTTCGTTACATCTTTGAAGCCCATGTCGATGCGGCTAACCTCCGGCCTCTTGGCCTTCGCGGATAACTCCGCAGCCATTTCGGCAACAGACTTAGCAATCTTCCCCTTACTCATACTCACACCGCATATGGGTTCTGCCTTGTGTCGTGACCAATCTCTTTGAGATAGTCGGCGTATTCTTCTGGGTCATCTTCCCTTGGCGGTGGGTCAATCTCCAAGAATCCTTGATCCTTGAGATACCGCAATGCCTGTGTTGCGCTGTCAACGTAGTCGTCATGCGTCGAGTCCGGAAATGAACATATCTGGCTCAAGAAACCTTCACACCAGTCTCGCACATATCCTTTCCTCTGGCTACTCTCAGGAAGCCATACACGGCCAGCGACGAAGATCGACGCCGTGATCTGCAGCCTCTGCATCTTGTCTGCGCGTCCGGGGTTCCAGCCCATCACCGGCAAGTGAGCCTTCCTCAGTTCCTGTATCAAGGATAGCCCTGCCGCCTTCTCTTCGATCAGGATCATGTCGGGTCGCTTAGCATCCTTGCCCTCGCCATAGACGCAACGGAACTCATCGATGGCCTTCTGCTTGAGGCCGGGGAACTCCAGATGCTCAGCCCAGCAGTCGATCAGCAGGACGCTCCACGGTCCGTCCTGAGGCTTGAATACGCCCCATGTCGTGCTCGCCGTGGGATCGTTGTGCTGCTTCTCAGTATAGGCGCAGTCATAGGACTGGATGATGTATTCGAAGCGCGGGAAGGGCTTCCCACTCGGCCAGAGCTTGAACATATCGCGGTTGACCACCTTTCCTTCCTCGAGGTCGATGATCTCCGCATAAATCTCCTGCCGCCCTAGCTTCGTCCCCTCATACTGCAGAATCTGACGCTTGAAGTTATCGGCCAGATTGTCGAGGTTCGCGTAGGTCGAGGCCGTGGTCATCACCACATCGTCGCCCTCGCGCTCGGTCAACTCGATGATCACATCCTTCGGCTGGGGCGTCGTCGTGATCAGGATGCGCGTCTTCGTCCCCAATCGGACGCTGAACTGAATCTGGTCCCATGCGTCACGCAGATACTCCCATGCGGCTAACTCGTCGCACCATCCGCCGTGGAACTGTGGACCGCGAAACCGCGAAGGCTCGGACGCCGGTATCCCTTTGATCAGGCTCCCGTTGACCAGCAGTAGCTCATGCAGCGCCTTGTTGTAGTCCTTGATCAGTTCCTGAGGGATCACGGACAGCAGCCCTGAGTCGCCCTCAAAGCAGGTAGACCGAACGTCCGAGGATGTCGGCGCACTGACCAGCCAGCGGGTGCCGGGATTACACCATGCCCACCAGCCAAGCTGCTCTGCCGCCGTCCTTGTCTTGCCTGCGCCTCGGCCCGCCAGCATCAGCCAGATCGACCACCAGTTGCCCTCCGGCACGATCTGATGATGGTGGGCCTTCGCCAGCCAGCCAAGCCTCCAGCTTGATGCTATGCGATCCGTGACCGACATCTCACGGAATGCTGCCTGCGTCTCAGGCTGGGCTAGGACCTTGGCTACGTCCATCAGGACTTCTTGCGTCTTGCCGCCTCAAGCGCCTCGATCACGCCGTCGAACATCTCCTTGGCCTTCAGTTCAGTCTCCATCCGGAGCGGGTTATCCTTGTCTCCCGACAGCTTGATTGCATCCCCGTATCGCTTCGGATTGAACTTAGCCAACAGCTTCAGGCGCGTCTCTATGCGCAGCTTAGACCGCTGGACATGCTCGCCATTCAGTTGCCAGCCAATCGTCTGACCCTCTTCGTTGCGCCTCTCCATCCAGTCATTGTTGGCATCATCCGCTATGGCAAGACATTCCTCGGCTATGTGATCGTAGCCAACATCCCTCGCATGGGCGATGGCTGCGGATAGATCGTCATCCTGATACATCCAGTCGTATACCGTCCTCCATGCAGGCATGCCTTCTTGACGGCAGATTTCACGTAGTGGAATGCCTTCGGATAGCTGCTCGCATATGATGCGGGCCTTCTCTGGATCGTAGGAGGATTGCTTGCCTCCTGTCTTTTTGCCTTTTGCCATTATGAGCCTGCAACACCTTTGCGCTGAGCTTGACCTGTCTGGATCAAAGCGCCGATCCTGTTCTCCGATGACTTGTCTCGCCCATTGTAGAAGTCTGATTGTTGAGCAGGGAACTGCGCAGTCCCGCCATCTGCCGCGTAGCTTGCTGCGGCTACAGTGAAGCCTATGGGCGACGTCAGAGGGCCGACGAACTGCGGATCGACGCGGGTATCTGCGCCAGTTGCCGTGTTATTGCTGACGGTATTTCCAGACCCAGAATCAATAACAGACCTTGC